ATACAACTCAAATAACAATCGAAGTAGATCCGGTCATCCCGATCAATTTCTTTCAATGCGCTTGCTATGTCCCCATTTCCTACAATCATATTTTCAGTTCGACTTCGTTTTGTGGTCCGAAATGTTGAACTTTCTTATATAGATCCCAACTGTAATTAACTAGATCGTCATGCTGCCTGACAAACATCCAGCTTCGGGAGCCTTCCTTATACATTCCGTCATTGTGATTGCTGGGTTCTCCCAGTACAAACACGGGTTGTACTCTCTTGCAGTAGGAATAGGGCATGATGACATCGGGAACGTCAACTATCCACTTCTGGTGTCTCCTTTTAAAATCGTGCCCCCACACAACGCCACCGATCTTTACTTTTTTGCTCCATTCACAAACATCCTCAGCAACATGTAAAAAGTCATGAGCTGCGTCAATGTAAACAAAGTCAAGGGAGCCGTCCTCAAAATCCTTAACCGCATCCATTGAGTATTTACGGATAAAGGTACAGTCATAACCTTTAGTCCTTTCAATTGCTTCCAAGCGGCATTTTTCTTCCCTGTCCTGGTATTCGTTATAACTTCCATAGGTTTGCCAGATATCCACACCGTAGAGTTTCAGTCCCGGTATCGCTTTCAACATATCTTCCGCAAAATACCCTTCAGCTACACCGACTTCCACGCCGACTTTAAAGCCAAGTTCCCTGAAGGTTTCAAGCATTAACTTCCGGCTGGTCTTTCTGATCTCAATAGGTGACTGGGCGTTCAGGTCAACTTCGTACTTTTTAGCAATGTATTCAAGTGTTTTATTTATTACCATAGGTTATTCAGGTCTACAAAATTTGAAAGTACAGTTGCATGGTTACTATCCTTGTCCCAGACCTTTATATATTTGAACAAAGGATAGATCTCCTTGTAGTGATAGGTCTTGTAGCTGTCGTTTGAGTCATGAATGATGATGTACTTAGCCAGATCAGCAATCCTCTTTACCTCTTCTATCCGGCTTGAGTCGGGTGTCTGATCTACCAAAACAACATCCCAGGGCTTCTCAATAGGTGCATCGGAATACTTCTCAACAAAGTGAATTTCATGATTGGCATTTTCATATTCGTACTTAATAAAGAATTTCATCCAGTTTTTAAAGTTCTCATAACTAACGAGTTTCCGGTTATCGAGCATACATTTATAGTGCAGGTAGGGAGTTGAGAATACCCCCATACCAAGTTCCAAAACATCACCTGAAGTGTTCTCCATCGCTTTTATAAGGCAAGGGAGGTGTGTACCATACCTTGCAGATACTTTCATTGTTGTAGCCATTTGTGATACACCTCCTTCCAGTTCTCCGGCCATGTAGGCATAGGTAGAAACTTATCCAAAAATCCTTCCATTCGTGGGTCTTTCATAAATGTTTCCGCTGCAATTTTGTAGGATCTGTTTTCCTGCTCTTTATCCATGTGATAACCACGTTTATTGCCCTGTTGATGCAAGTGGGCATACCAGGTCTTTTTGTTGACCATTACCTTGCCCCCCATAAACCAGTTCTTCAAAGCCAGATATATTGGTTCCTGTGCGTGTCCGTATGGATCAATGTTTGGGAAGCCACCTAATGCAAAATAACGGTCTTTACTGATAAACCAGCCACTACCATGTATCTGAGGCGTTTCGTCAATTCCTGGATGACTTAGTAGCCTCTCCTGCGTTCTTTCCGGCCAGTGTCCACCGGCTTTGAACCGGAAACCCTTCGGATCGGTAAAAGGACAACACAAATAGAAGTAATCATAGTGCCGATCATCCTGCCATGCCCACGTTTCACCGTTTAGAACATAGAACCTGGGCATGACAAGCCAATCATCCTGCATATCGGCCTGTAGGATCTCATCAAAGCCTTTACCAAATGAACAATGTGCGTCTGACTTATAAATGTATTTGCCCCTAGCCATTGCAGCCATAGCGTTTATATTGGTCTTTATGCCTACTACATCCTGAAAGTGAATGTATTTGAGGTTTGGTCTTTCCGGAACATAGTAAGGAGGTCCATCAAAGCCGACTATCACTTCAAAGTCCCCCGTAGCATTTTCATATATGCTGTCAAGCGTCCTTTCAAGGTTTACTGTGCTTTCGGCTCTGGCCGGAATAATGATTGATACTTTACTCATGTTCGTATAATTAACAGTCTGTCGTCATATCTATCCCCCACTCTCACAAGTTCTGCCTGGGGAAAGTATTTTTTGATAGGACTAAGTATTTTTTCGTCTCCCACGTCTTCGATTATGTAGATACAGCCCTTCTTAAGTAGCGGAAGCGTTGACAGGCAGGTAAATACCTGATGCTTCGGATCATGCGAGCCGTCATCAATAACCAGATCAATATCAACCCCAGTTTTTCTGAACAGGTTTATCAGGTCTTCCGACTTTGACTGATCGCATTTAAAAACCTGTATACCTTCTTCAATAAAGCATCTTTTAGGGTCAATCTCAGCTCCGTAAATGATTGCATTGGTGAAATAGTCCCTGAACATCCTCACCCCTGCACCTTCGGCAACACCTATCTCAAGAACTTTCCTGACATTTCTTCTTTTGTTGTTATTGTGAAATAGTTGATGATATACGGGTGTGTAATGGTGTTTGCCCCATTTATCGGTTTTATATTTGATTGCCAGTTTAGTTAGTTGATCCATCCCATCTTTCTAATCTGATCTTTCCAATCAGAAGGCCATGAAGGCATACCGGGAAACTTCTCATCAATAAACCATTCAAACTTGTGGATCATCCCCGGCTCCCTATCATTCAGCCAGTGTTCGGCACTCCAATTTGACGCTTCTGCTGTCCCTGCCGGGAACGAATACATCCTGCCGTACCTTGTACCCTTGTGAAGATGTGCATACCACGTCTTTTTGTTTACTTTCAGTTCTCCCCCACCCAGCCACACTTTAAAGCCGATTTCCTGACTTTCCTGTGCAAACTGACCGTATCCTTCTTCACTCATTCCATGAAGGAAGTTGTCAAAGAAGTCTTTGGTCATGAAGTAGCACGATCCCTGCATTGATGGCGTGTCGTCTATTTCAATCGCTTCCCGTTCAGGTCTTTTCCAAGGAACTCCGTGCATACCGTCATCATGGTCTTTGCCTTTCCGGGGAAAATCAATATACATGTAGTCAATCGGGTATTTACCATCGGTTCTTTCTTCTATCTTCCAATTCTCGGCGTCCAGGGCATAGCGTCTGGGGATCTGCACCCAGTTAGGCTGATGGTTTTCAATGAGGATCTTTCCGAAGTCTTTACCAAAAGCACAATGGTCATCGGTCTTCATGATGTACTTGCCCTTAGCGAGTGCTACAGCGTTCCTGATGCCCTTTCTAAGGCCTACCGGAGAGGCAGGGTGTATGTAATGTACTCTTTCATCATCAACAAGCGGTGTAGGCCACTGTTCATCTACGTTTACGATAACCTCAACATCGCATCCGGCGTTTCTCAAAACGTCTTCAATAGTCTTTGTAGTAAAGGGGCTATTCCTGTTCGGGATTACAACTGTGAGTTCAGGACTTTTCATAATCGGTTTTTTCTGTCGGATATACCTTGATGAAAAGTATCCTGTCGGGGTTTGTGATGTATTCCTTGCCCCCGTTGGCAATGATGTGAGTCCACTTACCCGCTTCGATCTTTTCTACATTTCTAAGAGTGAGCTTGAATCCACTATCAAACTGTACTTCCTGTGTGTGCGGTGGTGGTATTAACATTTAATTAGGTTCGGTAACAATAATCCAATCAAAACCTTCAAGGTCTCCGTCATTTATCAGCCAGTTATGAAACTCACCTTTGGTGTAGATCGTGAGCCATCCGTCCTTTAAAAGGCAGTAATCCTGGTTCCCCCACGATACTCTTGCAATCATTTTGCCTTCCATGATCTTTTTAATTGCATCGGGAAAGTCCATTGTCATTGCTTTGTGCTGGAAACTGGGTATAGGGGTTAAGGGGTCATCCATATTACTCACCGCCCTTTCTCTTGGAAGCTGAGGCACTAACATTTACTCCTTTTAATGCCTTGATGTAGTCATCAATTGCACGTCTTATGTGTTCACTGAGGGTTCCGGGAAGATCTTTTAAAAATTTGGATTGCTGTTTGTTGATCCAGACGTTAATACGTTCCATTACGCAAATCTTACGTAATAGCATTAGTGGAAGTCAATAGTTAAATAAGGGGTTTATAGATCAGGGTTAAATCAGGAGCCGTACCAACTGCCGTAATAATGTAGATCCCATTAAACATAGGGATTCCGTATTCAACTCTCCCAAGGCTAACAGTCGTATCAATCGTTCCTATTAGCCGTTCAGGAGTGGCTGCCGTGTCATCATAAATCTTTGCCGTGTTGGAGGATGCACCTTTCGTATTAACCACAATCGCAATCAGTTCCCATTTACCGGGAATGGTTGTCGTACCGTTGGTTTTGATGTTACGCCATAAATTGGCGCCGTATGTTTCTTGGTTCATAGATTAAGGGAATGATACCGAACTTGACGGACTGGCACTTGCTGACGGACTTGTAGAACCTGATGGGCTGTAAGATGGGCTAGATGACTTGGATTCTGAAGCCGAAGGGCTTTGAGAGCCTGACGGCGAATAAGATGCGCTTGCCGATTTTGATGCTGAAAAACTGGGTGACTTAGATGCAGAAGCCGAGTTGGATTCAGATGCGCTAACTGAACTCGATGCTGACTTTGATGCACTGGCTGACCCAGAGCTTGAAGGGGATGCCGATCCTGATGGAGAAAGGCTTGTTGATTGGCTAAGCGATGCTGATGCACTGGATGAAGGAGACAAAGACTTACTGGCACTGGCGCTTTTAGATGACGATGGTGAAGCGCTCTTAGATTCGCTGGCTGACCCTGACATACTAGCAGATGCGGACCTGGAAGCAGACTTAGACGCAGATGAGCTGGGTGACAAAGAAGGTGAATTTGAAACAGAGACCGATGAGCTGGCAGATGCTGATGGTGACTCTACTTCAGCTACAATTGGAAGAGTCCATATTGCACCGTATTCACTACCAGTATTTATATACACATTATTCCCGGTTGCGCTTAAAAGGTAAAAGATTGCACCTTTCCTGAAGCCTGTATAACCTGTCGGGAGAGTGTCTCCTTCCGCTTCCAATATAAGATCTGCTGATTTGTGTCTTAGCGTGTTTTGTGGGGAATCCAATAAAGTTGTATCCCATCTTAATACTCTGTTGGTTCTGTAGGGAAGAAGTGATGCAAGAAAGTTAGTCTCCACTGTTGTTCTCAATCCACTGGAAATAGCCTCAACCCTTGTGAGTTCATCTCTTGTTTCTCTTGGTAAATCTTCTTTTATTTCAAATGCTGTCATTTTAGTCCAATAAAAAAGGGAGCTTAAATGGGATTAGGGAGAGACCCTTTTTCCCAAGCTCCCAAGTTGCTGCCTGTTTTAATTTTTAATAGGTTTAGAACTTTGCGAATATTTCAGCTGCCTGATGCCTCATTATGTCTTTTACTTTGGCACCGTATACGAATAAGTCTTTGTAAGCTGTTCCGAAGTCTCCGATCAGATCTTCTTCCATTCTGGCATCAAGTACTTTCTCGGCGAAAGTCATCCAGTTCTTGTGTCCTGCCAAAAGATGGTATCCAGATGTATTGTCTCCGGAAAGCCTGTTGCTCATAAAGAGCTTAAAGCCTTGAAGCTGTCCCATGTAGCCTTTCTTGACCAGATCCTGATAGGCTTCGTCTACATGGAGGACTACGCCTGTGCCCTGAGTCAATACTGTAAAGAATTCGGGAGGAGCAATCAGCCATCTATCGGTATCGGGTACTGCGATATAACCGTTCTTCTCAGCCAGATCCAATTTCTGCTTTGCTTTAGCAACTGTGTTCAAGATGTTTGCAGCGGTTACTGTCAGAACTGTTGCAGCTTCGATTGTGTAAGCAGTACCTCCTGCGATTGCTCCACCGGTGTAGGCTGAGGTTGAGTCATCTTTATCATCTTCGATTGTTATTTGAGTTGTACTGGTAAAGGTCTTGATTCTGTACCAGGTTGTGTGACCCGTTGCTTTAAATCCTTTTCCAACCATGTCTGAGGTGAAGGTTGTTCCGTTTCCGGTAACTATTCCTGTCGTTGCAGCTACTGTAACATCGCCGGTCGTGTAATCAGTGCCAATTCTATGACCTGCTCCGACATCTCCGTAAAGGGCAAATGCGAAGGTATCCATATTCTTTGCTCTCTCATTACCTACCTGTTCAACTATGTAAGGATGCGGGTTCTTAATGTATGAGAGCCATTTTGCGAGTGTTTTCTCTTTCCAGTAGAAGGACTTGTACTGATCTATTACCAGCTGTCCGTTATTTTCAGTTAAGGAATCAGCGGATAATGCTGAATCGGCATAAGTTTTCTCGGAGATTTTATCGAAGTCTAAGATGTTCAGTTTGGAACCGACACCGTTTATTTCACCTTCAAAGTTTCTATTAACGATGACATCCAGAAGATTTCTGTCATAAACCCATTGCATGACTTTTCCTGAAAAACCTTCTGCTAATTTTGTTCCGTATGCTGACATGTTAGTAAAGTTGTAGATTTTCTTTACCGTCCTTTGTTGAAGGGTTAGGAGTTATCTAATGTAACTATAGAGAATGGATTTAATTGATGTCAACAGGTAATTTAGCTTCAGATATTGAGTTCTATCTTTCCTGCCGACAAATATTCCTTCCATTTGGCATAATCTGACTCTCTTAGTCTCCTGGATTCTTCAAGTGTTAGCCTGTCGCTTTTGGGTTGTGGTTTCTCGTTCGGTCCCCCGGAGCCGTTCTCAAACATCTTGCCTTTATGGGTGACTTTTCCTTTTGACTGATCATACAGAAATGCCCCGACCAATGTTTTAAACGGCACGCTGTTATTTTCTTCTTTGGTAGCAAACTCTTTAAAAGCATCGGTCTTGCCCTCAAGTTCAGGAATATCAACTAAAGTCTTGGGATCATCCAGGAACGTTTCAACCGATTCAGTCCACTTCTCTATCTTAGTTGCCTGTTCTTTGGCTTTGGAGATTGATTGTCTCCACCTGCGGGAGACTACGGTTTCCTTTGCCATTGCTTTCTCGACATCACTTAACGTGTCCCAGTCCGGGAACTCCTGGGCAAGTTCTTTCTCTGTGGGTTCAGGCGTTTCTTCAGCTTCAATGAGGGCTTTATTGATTACTCTGTTTTTGGCGTAAATCTTTTGGTTCTCTCTTGCTGAGGCTGATAGCTTTTTCTTTAGTTCATCATCATCTTCCTGGGGCTTTTCTTCTTCCTTTGGTTCTTCGACCGGAGTTTCAGGAGTTTCTTCTTCAGGGGTTTCAATTTCTGGTTCATCATCAGTTTTTTTATTCAGTTCTTCTTCTGAAATATTCGCTGCTTCGTTTATCTTTTCTTGCAGTTCTTCGTTAGTTGGTTTGTTTGACATCTTTCTTTACCGGCTCCTTGACAGGAGGTTTGGTTTCTAATACACCAGCATAATCTTCCAATTGCATTTTATTGAGATAAGTTTTTCTTGCTTTTAAGAAAACTGCTTCTTCGGGGTTTAAGTTGTCGGGTCCTTTTTGGAGTATTCTATTAAGTTCCGCCTGGGCTTCCGGGTTCATAAGATGATCATAGAATGTCAAATTGTGTTTTGTCAACTTCTACCTCCTACCATCCCGGCCAATGCACCTTCGAGCTGTTGTTTGGCACGTTCAGGCGTTGATAGGAAAGCTTCAAGGAGCATATAGTTTCTAAGCCTTGCCTTTAAAAAGAGATCGTTCTTGTGACTGAGCTTGGATTTGCAAAGTTCCCGTTCAACTGCATCCTTCATTGCGGAGATGTGTTCCCTGACCCTTTCAACCGTCAGCTGGTTCTTGGATAAGGCTTCCATCCAGCCGTCTAGGGTTTCTCTCTCGGCTTTATTTAAGTCTTCGTATTTAAGACCGGTTGTCTCTAAGATGTTATCAAGTATACTCATGCTTGTATCTGTTGCATTGGGTTAGCCTGTGGCTTTGGTTGCTGCGGTTGGGGCTGTCCCTGTGCTGGCTGACCCTGCATCATTCCCCCTGGCATACCCGGCATCATTTGTTTTTGCTTCTCAAACTCCATTACTGATGTTATCTCATCAGGTGTCAGGTCTGCAAATTCAAGAAGTTTCCTTTGATAGATCTCCCTAAGCTTTGGATTGTCGGCCATGTTCTGAAATACCGCATTTAATTTGGTTAAGTGGTCATTTTCATCGGCTTTCTTCTCGTCCTGGCTCCATACCCTTACCTTGTAGCCGGATTTGGTCATCCAATTCTCAGGCATTATTTCCCTTTCAAAGACATCATTGCTGTTTTTGCCCTTCTTGTAGATCTTTACGGCATCAAGCTGGTCTTTGGCCGCTTCAATGAGCTTTAAGAACTTAGTTGCCCGCTGTTTCCATGCATCAGTATAGAACTTGCTCATGCCCTGTACCCTTGCTTTGGCTTCACCCTGTGCAAGCTGTACCTCTCCAAGCGTCAATTGCCTTTCGGTCTGAACTCCCTGCTGTGTTGCCGTTGCTCCTGTTGCCTTCTCGGTCATCTCGGTCACATAGTTCATTTCATCAAGTGATTCAGATAGGTCGGGAATATCTACTTTCTGTAATATCTCAGAAGGTTTACCGGGTACTGCATACCATCCCCAGGGCTTAGGACTGAATGTAGAAGGATCAAAGCCATTTTCCTTAATAGATGAGTCGTAATAGTGCATACCCATATTGCGAAGCGTTCTGTTTTCCACCAATTGGCTGAACCAAGCGTTTAAAACCTTGTTAGGTATCCTTACAATGTCTGCAATTCCATCAGTCCAGAAGTCTTGCTTATCAATGTCATCTCCCCAAGAGTTATATCTGTAATGGTTTCTCCAATAATGGTCATCAGTTACGCCGATTATTTCTTCCTGAGCTTTCTTCATGAGAATCTGCTGGTTCTCTGCCTCAACATATACCCAGATCTGCTCCGGATACTTCTTGCCGTTTTCTTCTATTTCAGGTCTAAAAACGTAATGAACGGTAAGCTCAACGTATGTTTCACCTAACACTGGGTCTTCAACATCAGTTACCCCCATATCGGCCATCTTCTGATTTTTCTGCTGAAGCGTATTCTCGTTATCTTTTGCTTTAACCAGTCCAAGCTGTGTGCCGAAGAACTCTTCAAGAGACTTTACTGCTTCCTGGTCATAATCAGGATTACTTTTCAGGCTGCTTAACGGCTTGAATATGTGGGTGTGAATAAGATAGCGTGAAGAATCAATATCGTAGGGGTTCATGTAGCGGGAAACCAAGATATCTTCCGGATCTTCAATGTTAAAGGCAATTTTCCCATCCTCAACCTGCCATGAGTCAAACGATCTGCCGAAGAAGAAGTCCTGCTTTTTGTCTACAATGTCCTGTATCTCAGCGTTATTCTGTTCAAGAGTCCATTTCCAATATTCATTCTGGAAGATCTCTGCTTCTTTGTCATTATCAAGGTTCTCAAAAACGATTACCGGCATATCATCAATGTCTTTAAGAAGAGTCCTTAAAGTTGTCTTCATTAAGGGCAGGTTTACCGATTGCCTCTGAGTCAGTCTGTTGACCGTTACCCTGTCCCTATAGAGTTCATAGTTCTCACGCCACGGCTCTTCACGCCTTTCACGGTATTTAAATCCTTCCTGCTTATTGTTGATAAGCATCTGAAGCTCTAAGTTGTCTTTCAGGTCCATAATTAAAGAGTAATGTTTTGTATTATTGCAAGTCAACCGATGCCGGGAATGTACTCTAATACCCCGCCTACCTTAGCGTTATCCATCTTGATCGGCTGTAATGGCCTGAATGAGTCCATACCATAGCGAATTGCATCCATTGTGTGATTTAAGAAGCCCTGCGGCTCGTTGATGATCTTCCCGTCCTTGTCAGTAGTCCAGAGATAGTTCCTGTACTCTTTTAAAATGTTGATTGACCGCTTAGTAACTGAAATCCTTTGCTGCTGTACATACTGTATGCCCTGAGTCACAGAGCCTGACTTTTTGGCTGCCGGTTGAATATTTATTCCATACCTTTTAATCTCTTCAATGGACTTGGGCTCTGCACTGTCAGCCATGACCATTGCCGGAGGATTGTTGTTCAGGATGTCTGCTATATCTTTATTTGTTAATCCGTAGTTATATGAGACCTCATCCAGAATGTAGCCCCCGTTATAGTAATAAATGGCAACAATGGCAGTTGGGTCGTTACTATAACCAAAGTCCAATCCGTAACGCCTGAGTGTTGCTTCATGGGGTATATCATCAACCGTAGCCCAGTCTTTGTATATCCTGCCCTCAGCTTCTCCCAGTTCCCCCAGTCCGTAAACCTTCCACCAGTTCTTGTTTCCCCGCCTTACTTCAATTGCCTGAACGATCTTCGGATCAAGTGCTTCATTATCTCTATATGTGAGTATGAGGAAGTCTACATCCTGCTTATTCAGTATCTCTTCATACCACCAGAACTCAGCAACCGGGTTCCAGTCAAGCCAGATAATATCCTTCGTTCTTATTTCAAGCTGGGTATATGTTTCATAGCTTACGTTGTTGGCCTCATTGATGAACAGTACATCACGCCTGGGACCTCTTACCTTTCCCGGCTGATCCGCACTGAAGAACTCAATAATGGATCTGGTCGGCGTAAATGTATAAATGCAGTCAGTCCTGTTCCATTCATTATCTTTGTAAAACTCCTGCTGTTGCATGATGTCCAGGAAGTCACGGATTGCACCACGCTTTAAATGGGGGAATGACTCGGATACAACAGATATCCTTTGATTGAAGTGAGTTTGGGCGTAATCAATAAGAAGAATAAGGATTGAGATGGTCTTACTTGCTGATGTTCCACCTGCTACTCCCCTAATTCTCTTGGTTAGCTTCTGAAGCTTCTCCGTTGCTGTTACTCGTTGGTACGCCATTGCCTAATATTGAAGTAAGCGGTCTGCCTCCTGATGTGACATCCGTCTTTGTAGTTTCCACCATGTTGTGATTGACTTTAAGAAGCAGGGCAACGATTGTTGCGTTTATTTCTTTGCCGCCGAATATACCTATTCTGATTAAATGCTGCTTCTGTAACATCTTCAATTGCTCTAAAGCGTGTAAAAACTCTGTATGTTCATTACCCCAGTTGTACAAAGTCTTCTTACTTACCCCAATCTTTATAGCAAATCCTTCAACAGTAGGAATATCCATATTTTCAGGTATTGCTTCAGCTATATATTTAGCCAATTCTTCTATTACTTCTGGCGTATACTCTGTTGGTCTTCCCCCTGGATGTTTCATATTCTTCTTAATTGAACATAGGACGTTTTGTTTGAAACCATAACGGCACGCCTGATGTAGCCTAATCTTAGCAAACCATTTAAAGCATTAACAACGGTCGAGCCGTTTTTGCCTTTTCTTTTCATTTCTTCAATTATTTCTTTTTGGGGGACCGGAACTTTTTCGGAAGCTACCCAGTAGGTGATGAATTTAACTATGGTCTGCTGAAGATCCGTTATCTCGTATAGGTTAGTGTAAACCGTTTTACTCACTTTATCGGGCAGTGTTTGTACACGTTATACGTATAATAGCACACCAACCCGACAATTTAAACTATAGTCTTTACAATCATGAAAGTGTGATTTTAAAATCTTAAAACTAGGCTAGAATCCCGCTAATTCTAAATAGCGAGGTTATCGTGGCACTCACTGACATTCCCCAATTCATCCAAAACCACTACGAAGTATATGAATGGCGGCACGCCTCAGCAGTTCTCTGTAAAGACTTTCCCCAGGAATGGAATGATATTATGGCCGTTTTATCGGCTTTTCGTTTAAAAAGAAGCTATATTGATGTAGGCGGAGGCAGTAAAACCGATCTGGCTCAGTTTATTGATACCGGATTTACAACAAGAGGGTGGGTCGAAAAGAAGTTTGATACACGTATCATAGTGGATAATACTGAAGCCCATTCTCCTACACATAAGGTAGATGAATATAAAAACCATGTTGCCGTTGAAGTCGAATGGAACAATAAAGACCCGTTCTTTGATCGTGACCTAAACAACTTCAGATTGCTATTTGATCTCCGGGTTATCTCAGTTGGGGTTATAATTACTAGAACAGATGAGCTTCAAAAACTATTCAAGACTTTAGGTATAGGCGGCAAGTACGGTCAGAACACTACCCACATGAGCCAGCTTCTCAAACGGCTTGAAGGTGGTGGTGGCGGGGGATGCCCGGTGCTTGTTTTTGGAATTAAAAGAGACCTATACGAGGACGACATAATTGGAACCGTTTGAAGGTTTAGGCAAGTTCAGCACAATCCTGGCAGATCCGCCCTGGAAGTTTGAAAACCGCACCGGAAAGATCGCTCCGGAACATAAACGCCTCTACCGTTATGTAACCATGACGAATGAGGATATTATCAGTTTGCCAGTAAGCTGCATTGCTGATAATCCTTCTCACCTTTACTTGTGGGTTCCTAATGCTCTGGTCAGTCTAGGTCTTGAAGTAATGAAATCATGGGGATTTACATACAAAACAAATATCATCTGGTACAAGATCAGAAAAGACGGCGGACCCGACCGGCGTGGTGTGGGCTTTTACTTCAGGAACGTAACTGAGATGGTTTTGTTCGGCGTAAAAGGAAGGATGAGAACCTTACAACCTGGCCGGACCATGCCGAATATCCTTTCTACCCAAAAGCGTGAACACAGTAGAAAGCCTGATGAGATGTATCCGATCATTGAACAATGTTCTCCGGGTCCCTATATTGAACTCTTTGCCAGAGTCTCCCGGCCTGGGTGGTCGTCATGGGGTAATGAAACTGATGAATACGAGCCAAGGAAGAGCATCTACTCAAAGTAATTAGGGGTTATGCCGATTTCTTGTTTCGGAAAGGAGCATTGCAAGGACAGTTACATCGGCTCTGTTATTGAAGTCCTCAAATATTCCCTCTTCCTGTATTGATTTAAACTTCTTCAAGCCGTTTAAATAATCGGCATCTGTTATGGACCATTCTTCTAAATCTTTTCTGGTTATTCCCATTTGTTCAGCAATTGCTTCGAGTGTTGGGATTACTTCACCGTTTCTGGTGTTCTCCATTAAAGTTCTGTCCACGGATTCGGGTGTAGTCTCAATTTCCTTCCTGGGATCGTCGTCGTTTGGATAAATTACTTCTATCATATTTTAGCCCCCGCCAAATACAGCAAATGCTTCAGGATTAGTAATAACTTTATGAGGCTTACCAAAGTCGTTAGCATAGTAAGGCGGATATTTCTTTAGAAGTAACGCCTTCGCTTCTTCCAAGTCATGAGCTAATATACAAATCATGCCACTGGTATAGTCAGTTAATACGCCTTCCCAAACATATAATTTTAAATCTTTTTTCATTTCCCCTTTGCTTTGTATATTGTATGACTTTTACCGTCCGCTTTCACCAGGAAAACCTTTTCTCCCTTTATTTCACTGCATACATCGTGGACTAACATCGGATCTGAGTTTATCCCGATCCTTACGTTCAGACCGCAATCGGGGCAGGTGTATTTGTGAAGTGTTGATCTGCCTTTCCTTATTTTTTTGTGGTCATCAAGGATTATCAGCCATTTAGCCCAGTCTGAGAAATCGCTTTCCGGTTTCTCGTAGGCTTTTTCCGGCGGATAAATGCCGTTCTCTTTTAAAAGGATATCGATAGGGGATCCGGGTGTTGCTGGCATCGTGTGTATTCCCTTCACCGGCATTGGATGAATACCAAGCTCTTCGCACTTGGCAACGAACTCTTTGTTGTGTGTTACTCTGCCGTGTTTTTCCTGCTTGTAGGGGTCAACTCCCCGGCCTATCTGCTGCCATAAATGGACGTATTCATGGAGTAGCGTTTCTCCTTGTGAATACTTGCCCCTAATCCACTCCTGTTTGCCGTCACGTTCTTCATACCATGCAGTATTGAAAGTAATTTTCCCCTCAATTCCATATTCATCGGGAAAGAGATCATAGCAAGCTAGTGTATTTTTGTTTCTAAGGTCATCAAATGCGATAACAGGTGTGGGGACTTTCCTGCCATCCGGATATACCAAACCGTTAAAGAAACGTTTATCCATTTCAGAAGCTATGTTGTACCAGAATACGGCTTCCTCTCTGAATGGGGTGTCTACAGTCTCCTGATGGCGTCTGATGGCATCTTTAACATTGAAATCCCTCTCCTGCATATTATTTTCTATCTAAATAAAGCCAAGTTTCTTCCTCTAAGTTTATACGCTTCAGGAAAAACTTATACTTCTCCGGCAAGGTCTTTATATTCTTTCTGACCTTTCGTTTAAATTTCAATTTAGAAAGTGTATTGACCATTTTGAGTAGTTTCGAAATAAACGTGATTGCCCTTCATTCCCTCTTTCTCGGCTCTGGCTTCCTGAACCTTTGCTGTTCCCCGGAGTTCTGGATAATGTTCCTGGATCTTTTGGCGGCACCTGCGGATTGATTCTGTGGAGGAACCGTATAAAAAGTGAAATTTACTAATAACTGATCCTCTAACTTCATCCCACTCTATAAGCCTTTCTTTGTCCCATACTGCCCATATCAGTCTTTTATCATTATCCCTTAATTCTGGGTCGTCTGTAAGCAATTGTTTTACGAGGTCGTATATTTTCATTTATTATTAAGTATGGGATTTCCTTTGATAATTACATTCTTGGTATGTATGTTCTGAACCTTTTCTATTTTCAAGTTGGTAGCAATATCTCCAATCATTCCCCAAAATATAAGTATCCAACTTGCTTGATCTAATATCTTTTCAGATACAGTAACAGCTTTCTCGTTCCAGCCAAAATATGCTGTTTCTGTAATCCAAGCTACAAACCCTATAAATACTATAATTCTGTAAAAGTTGTATTTCATTTGTCGAGTTTTGCTATAAAGTTGCCGTTTTTAAATGCTACCCAGGGATTCCAGCCCTGTTCTTTGAATATCTGGTAAGCACAATCAATGTTTCCTCTGGTTGTAGCAACTTCCTTCAATGAGCATCCGGGGCGGTTAAAGTGAATTGAGTTGATCTGAAATTCCCCGACATCAATCGTGTTGTTTGTGTTTATGCCGATCCTGCCTTCCTTCATTCCGCTTTCGGCTTTGGCTACCGCTATAGCTACCTTGTAATCTTCAATACCGAACTTCTCATATATGTATTTTTCGGCGTCTGTATGAAGGTCAACCGGATTAGGTATCTCGTTTATTACTTCTACG